AGATGAAGTTAGAAGTGTATCAAAGGGGAACGTTTTGGTAATCGTAGGGCCGGCGCTTGCATCAGCTTGGATACTAAAGTTATCCCATACTCGTGTGCCAGCCGTAGGCGTTGGTGCGACTCCATCAGCTATACTCTCCGTGACAACTTCCTTCATCATATCATCAGCGAAATCCGTCTTACTAGCTTGCGCTACACCTGAATAAGCTGCCACGATTCGCCGTCGTAACACATCGTTTATACATGGCCCTTCTAGCGTGACAACTTCCCGACTTCCCTCAGTCGAAAATATCCACTTACGTAGAAAGTATGGTCGCCATAATGACATAACTCCGCCACGTGGTTGTCGCCATATTTGAACCATCCTATCTACCGCTATCATATTTATATCGAATGATAGCGGTAACTTCAGCGCAAACCAACCTATACCATTGACAACCCGTGAAGCGTTTAAGGTCGTGATAGTTGTCAGATGTGCTAATCGCCCCCCTTCATCGTCAGTCAGCCATATCTCGTAGGCAGCAGTACCAGCTCGACTAACTACCTTAATGGATGGTGCTAATGTGCCTGTATCGGCAGGTGCGGGCGCTGGCGGCACGACTGCTGATTCCGTAACTGCTATACCAATAGCTACGGCATCCTCTGATGTCTGAGTCCAGCCCATCGTTACATCGGTCGTGCCGATAATATCGTAGGTATAAAATCCTGATACTTCAGTGCCGAAATCAAATTCGTTCCGGCTTGTCCAGTTGGCAAAAGGGGTGATGTTACTGAGCGAACTAATGGCAGAGTAAAAAACTTCAGCACAGAAACAAGTGTTTCCGCCTAATGCCAGCGTCGCAGTTGGGTTAGTAACCGCATCAGAATTGATTGATACGTCAGTATCTTGAACAACCGTGTCAGCAGCAGCAGTCACGCTAATTGCCCCGGCATCTTTTGTTGTGCCAGTTGCATTGACGCTGACGACAACCGTTTGCGCCCCGGTAGGGATGCTACTACCAAGAAAGTAGGTATATGCTCCGCCTGGTTCGCCTGTGGTTTTGAGGTTAGGCGAACCAGTAACTTCTGTCATGGCTACGCCGCCATAGGTAACAGACGTTACCTCATCAGTGCCAGCATTTTGTACAACCTGAACGATTATGCCTCTAGGTGTCCCTACAGGCGTATGCGTCCAACTCAGATTGCCCGTGCCAGAAGTTGCATCAGAATACGCGTCAAAGGCGACTGTCACTATAACACCTTACCTAATCTGGCTAGTCCCATGAATCAAAGGTGTCCCTCCACAGCATATATGCGGTCAATGTCGGGCCACCACTCACGCTAACAAACGTTGTTATGTCGTTCGATTCTGGCAGTAAGGCGAATGAGCCAAAGTCCGAATTGGCTAACACTGCGTCTAATCGTGAACCAAAGAATGAGGATATGATAGTCTTGTTAGTCGGTGTCAGGTCAATCTGCAATGTCTCGCCACTGAGTAAGCGATAGTCAAATAGAAGTTCTTTGCCCGTTCTCTCATTCTTTAGCGTCTCGACAATAGCGAATGTACCACCTGAACGATAGTACACAATCTTGGGAAACACTGGCACATTGCCGTCATTCGTCACGGCAAACTTGCCCGCAAAGTAGCCCGTGCCAGCAGTGTCAAAACCTAAAAATAGGTTGTACTTTTGTCTGATAACTGGGTCAACATATTTGCTGGCTAGGATAGCTTCTGGAATGGGTAAACCAGGTAGGTCAATATCCAGGTGCGCCCATGAGTAGCCATTCCAACGTGCCACCCTATCAGCCAAAGTAATCCCACCTGCGACATTGAACGCACCGCCCACGTAGAGCATTGAATCAGCCCCAACTGCTAGGGAGAAAACACCACTATTTACTCCTGACCCCAATGAACTAAAGGCAACACCATTCCAGGATGCAACGCGAGTTGTTACCCCACCAATTACAGTAAAATTTCCTCCTACATAGAGAAGTCCAGTTGAACTAACTGCCAAAGCAAAGACTTGATTATTGGCCCCACTGGATAAGGCACTGAAAACCGAGCCATCCCAAGATGCAATACGAACGGCTGAACTACCGCCGGCTGTAGTGAAGTTACCTCCCAGAAATAGGACTCCATCTACCGGGTTAATCGCTAGGGCATTAACAGTGCCATTTACCCCACTGGATAGGGCAATAAAAATAGAACCGTTCCAAGCGGCTATACGTGATGCTGCCACACCGCCAATTGTGGTGAAGTTGCCCCCCAGGTATAGCGTCCCGTCTAGCCCAAAAACCAAAGTGAGAATACTATTGTCTGCTCCTGTAGATAGGGCACTCCAAGTTTCGGTAGATGGATCCCAACGTGCAATACGGAGAGTGTTAGCTACACCGCCCATCGAAGTGAAGAACCCAGAAGCGTACACCCTACCATCTGGCCCAACTGCTAGAGAATTGACAATATTATTAGCGCCAGTACCCATAGCTGAATAGACACCATTTTGCTTGTGATAACGAACGATGTTATCAGCCGCCGCTATGCCGTCAAACTCAGTAAATTCACCGCCAATATAAAGATATGTTGCATCTTCGGCTAATGCATTTATGCTGATTGTTCCTGGTGTAGGTGCGGCTGGCGGCCCCAATGGACTCCACTGGCCCGTACTCTTCAATCTACCCGCTACATATCTAAACGTCGCACTATCAACCGTATCCGGTTCGGTGTACAGCACATCACTAGAAGCATTATCCAGACTCGCCGCACTTTCCCCCACCTCATACCAGTACGGATCGGGTGCTAAAAACTGAATCGTGGCCTTTTCGATAAACTGCTTAGTCTCGCCCCACTGATTATCTTCCAACGGTTCCAGGTTCTCGTAGAACGCGGCTAAGTCACCTTCTAGTCCTCCCTGATAAAAGACACTTATCTCCTTCTGGACTCGTGCATTGTTGAATCGCAACCGAAGCGGTTGGTCGAATGTGCTAGTTTTGAGTAGCTTAATTAACTCTTGCCGGTTATCGTGCAACTCCATTTCGGTATCGGTGATGAATTTACCTATCAAGGTAAACTGGCGAGGTTGAACCTTTAAGCTATTCATCTCACCACCTGGAAGTAGGGCATAGGAGTCCACATTCAACTCTTGAGTCGAAGCACCTGCGCCGATGATTTTGGTGACAAAGAAACGGTATTCCTGATATAAGTCCTGCGGGATTCCACCGGCCCCACTCTCCCCACTTCTGCTAGATGTAGAGGCGTGATCTGCGCCGTCCCACGCACACCCCTCTTGCGTCCCGTCTACATAGGTAGTCCAGTCTGGTTGCGCTTCAACCTGAACCCCATCAACATAAAAATCGCCGCTCCCCGTGCCAAATTGAGTAATGCTTACTGCTGTCCTGCCATTAGATTCAGCCGCGCCAAATAGAGCGCCGTATAAGTCCCAGGCATCGTCTATTTTTTCAAGCAAGATAGCTTTCTTGGAGTCGGGGCCGATAGAGAAGCGCAATTCGTTAGGTAGACGGCCACGTATTCTAACTGTCATCCAATGAGTGGCATTTGTCAGAGTGCCAGTAGTTAGGGATAGGCCGGTGTTAGTAGCAGTCGTTTGGACGCGGTAGGAATTAAGGCCGTACTTTTGATACGTGGTAACGCGGGTGATTGTGGCAGAGCCAACAGCGACAAAGTTACCGGTTGTTTCGGCACTTGGATTGAGGACATTATTAGTAGTGGCTATTGGCTTAACGATCTGCCAGCTATTTTTCGGCGCTTCTTTTAACATAATAGGTAAATAAACTTTATGCGGTTCTTGTGCATAGGTGGTTGAAACAAGAATCAAAAACAGAACTAACGCTAATAGCTTTCTCATTGTCCTCTGCTTTCATGCCATTGCCCTTGCAATTTCAAACTGATTGATAACGTTTTGCGGACTCGCCCCCGTATTTACTGACATATTGAAATTATTATTCGTCACCTGCGAACTGCTGCCACCGCTCAATACTGGCCCGCTAACCGATGACGGCCCAAGTATAGCCTTTCGCATAGCGCCCATAATGTCAGGTATGCTGGATAGCCAGCCTTGTGCGAATCCCTCACCAGCAAACAAGCCCTTCTTCATCATAACTTTACTCGGACTACCTAGCTGCAAGTCCTCATTTACCTGGTTTATCATAGCCATAACGAGGCGATTTGTCGCTTCTATCATATCCGGTATACTAGCATCCAGTCCAAGCGAGATACCGCCTAGAATGTCCCTCACATCTAAGCCCGCCTCATTTAGCGTATCTACCAAGGCAAGCTGTTTCTCAAGGAAGCTTAACTTTTGTTCATTTTGTTTAAGCTGTAGGATGTCATCCTGAATACTGGCCTGTTCTGCCAATGCTGAGTTAAGTAATTCCTGTGCTTGCACGGCACTAAGAATCTGTCCCTCAAAATTGACTTGCGCTAAACCGGAATCGACTAACGCTTGCAGTGTTTCAACCCTAGTGTTAAGTATATCTACACTACCGCTGATGATGTCGTTCAGCTTCGTACCGATGCTGAGTGCGGTTTTGCCAGCCTGGATAAACATCTGCTGCTGCGCTATGATTAGTTCTTTTTTGCGCTTGTCGAAGAAGTTTAGGAATAGCCCTATACCAGTTAGAACCGTCTTGAATTGACTCCCACTGATACCAGCCTTCTCCCAATTGATAGCACTATTAGCAATCTCCCTAAACTTAGCCTGTCTATCCGTTGCGGTTAGGATTTCTTCATTATGAACCTTAAATATACTAGACAGCACCTTTAGGGCTAGATTCTTCTTACTACCTCCTAAGCTGGACTTATCAAAGAACTTCTCAAGGTCATCACGAGCTGAACCGATAATAGATAGATTCGAGGCTATTTGACGGTTGACACCTAGCAGGGAATCGATAGTAGCTTGACTAAAACCGCCCATAGCAGCACCGGCCATATTTGCAGCTTTGGCTATATCCTGTAGAGCAATGGCGAACGGTGGTGGCGAGCCGGGAGTCAAGACATCGGGCAACTTAAAATTATTTACAGCTTTAGCTAAACTGTTAAAGAATCCCGTAGCGTCCTTAATCCACTTGATAACCGTTTGCAAGCCTTTGGATAATTTAGGCAGAATATCACCACCTAACTTGTTGGCTGCCGGTGACACACTATCATTGATAACCTTAGAGATAGCATCGAAAGCGGGTTGCAATTGTTTAGCAACAAAATCAAACACCGTTGCCAACGCCGGCCTTAGAACGTTTTGCCACAGGCCAGCCAGTGCCTTGACAGCTACTCCTACCACAGCAGTTAGCAGATTGACCAAGCTAGCCCATAGCGGCACAAGGCTACCGTTGATAAATGACCATATCGCGGTCAAGGCAGGTAGTAGTGTATTAGTCCACATGTCGGACAAGGATTGTGTAGCAGCAACCAAATTATCTGCTAACCAAACTTGCAATTGTAACCAAAGTGGAAATAGCGTCCCTGAAACGAATTGCCAAATAGTGGTTATGGCAGGTAATAAAACATTATTCCAAGCATCAGCCAGAAATTGCAAAGCTATCGGTATATTCACCGATAACCACTGCCCTAGTTGCATCAGGATAGGTTGCACAACTGCCCATACTGCAAACGTCTTTTCCTGTATACCGCCCCAGTTACCTGCCCAGGCCGCGCCTAGTAATGCTGCTGCTGCTATTACTAAAGTAATCGGTGTAACCAGCCCGACGATTCCCGCTATTAACGCTGCAAATATCCCTGCACCTGCCACAGCGCCAATGCCGATTAAAGCCCCCCTAAATTCCTCAAAGTGAACCATGATAAATTCAATAGCTTGTGTTAGCATCGGGAATAGGTTATCAGTCAGGAAAGCGAAAGCACCGCCCAAAGTCGTTGTAATTATGTCACCTAGACTAGCCGCATTTGTGCCAGTCAAGCCCATCATCACAGCTAACTCACCAAGCTTCTTGAGGAATAAATCACTACCGCCGAATCCGAGTGAGGCAAATACACCGGCTAGTCCCTTTTCGCCAAACACATCAAACAGTCCGGTTGTTTGAGTTACAAGGTTAGCTATTAAGTCGGCTATGCTGCCAAAGAATTGCACGACTACCGGCCCGGCTTTACTCGCTAAGTCGGTAAATCCAACCGTTATACCTCGCAGGATAGGCAGGAATTTATCACCTATCTGAATCTGAACAGCCTCAACGATTCCCCTAAATATCTCAAATGCGCCCTTGACGGAATCGACGCGAGTTGCCGCGCTCCTAAAAGCTTGTCCTACGTCATTAACGCTCCCAGACAGATTATCGAACTCAGTAGCCGTAACCTGCGATAATGCTAACACGATTCTAGCCGCATCAGCACCACCAATTACAGCCGCTAGTTCTGCCTTTTCAGCTTCGGTTAAAGTCTTGGTAGAGGTTGTTTGTGTGACCTGTGCATTGGCTACATCAGAGATAGCACCCTTATAGTCAGATAGCTTATTCTCATTATCCTTTATAGCAAAGGATAGATTTTCGATAGCTAGTTGTTGCTTTTGCGCTCTAAGCGAACCTTCGCCGTAATGAAAGATAATAGCTCCTAATTCATCCTTCATTATCTGCATCTTTTTGCGCTGCTGTTCAATGGCTGTAGTTAGTTGAGGTATCTTATTTGTCGCACTCTCAGCCGCCTTAGTCATCTTGTCGGTGACACCGCCGGTTGTAGTGGTAATCGTGGCAGTACCTTGCAGAACAGTATTTAGCTGTCCAGCTACCTCAGATAAAGGTCGCATATTACCCGCTGCATCGAATAAGGATATACCGTACTTCTCGGTTACAGTTCTTACTTCATCGGTAGGATTCGCTAACCTTTGCAGCAGGGTTTTGAACGATGTACCCGCATCTGAACCGCTTGTAAAACTGTCAGATGTTGCTGCAATAACCGTATTAAAGTCTTGCAGACTAACACCCATGCCAGCCGCAACACTACCTGCTTGGGCAAAGGCTTGGGCATAGTCATCTATGGTAAACTTACTTTGATTCACTACACCTGTTATACCATCAATGGCTATACCCATATCCTTAGCTTCAAGGTTAAATACCTTCAT